TAACATAACAAAATTCGCCATTATCCTCTTCAACAACCATTAACCTGTTTCCAACTAACTTAGTGAAATTTTCAACGGTAATAGTACGAGATTTTTCAGTAATACCAGCATCTCCAAATTGATACTGACGCTCACGAGCATGTGAATCCCAAAACTCGGTCTGGACCTGCCATGATTTAGCATCTGGTTTCAAAATAATTGGTTTTGCGGCTTGTGAAGTAGGTAAAGTCTTCCACTTCGTAGCAAGCATAACCAAAATTTTCCAAATGCCAATTGACATCAAAAAATACATAACTTTCAACTTTGCATTCCAACTCATCTCTCGAATGTATGTGGAAAGTAAAGGAATATTAGTAAATTTCTTAATCACAGAACGACGGACCATATTAAAACGAATGCAAACATATAGCAAGTATAATAACGTAAAAGCAAGGATCATCCACGATCCTCGCACATGCTGGAAGGTATCATATCCTAGTGTAATAATAACACAAATAAGATAATAACCAATGCTACCCATAACAATATCTCTCATTTTGTCTCGCATAAAATAAGCAATAATAGCTGATCCAAAACGGGAAACCATAAGAGCCTGTAACATAGCATTAATCCATGCAATAATACGAATCTCCAAAGCAGTAAGGTATTCAACGACCTCACCGACATTGGGAATACCAGCCTGTGAATCCAAAGGACAAGGATCACACATATAACTGGCAAACCACACTCGCACAATGGCATATCGGCCAATTCACGTTGTGAGGCAACGAATGACTTCTGATGAGCAAAATGCTGTTCAGAGTCGGCCTTCAAAAAACGTAACAATGTCTTGATATCAACATCAACAAGTTCTTTTCCCTCAAATACACGAGGTACAAAAACTACATGTTGTGTTCTTCCTGACTTAAATTTGTCACCTGTCTTATTCTCCATGTAACGGGGTACTTCAACAGTATAAGTGGCATAATCGGGAAATTGATCTCCAGACATATGGGCGATCTTCGAACTATCCAACATTTCCGTTCCAGGCTTGCAATACTCAGGCTTTACACGCTGAGTAATAGTAGCTTCGAAACGACGATTAATAGATAAAGGTTCATTTGACAATTGATTAGACATTAAGTCCTTAACATTAGTGGTTGCAACAACCACCATTGGTTCTATCATAACCTTACCTTTCATATCGGCATTGGCATTCAAAGCAGCCATTGTCATGTTATTCAAAAACATAATAATGGGTAATGTAGGCGATCCATCCGTACGCTCCAATGCAGTATTGCAAACATCATCGAAAATTACTCCTTTGTGGTAAGTAGAAAATTCCGATTGGTATTTATCCTCCATATTCAACGAAGTTACAGCACGTGGGCTATAATCAAATCCGTTTGATTGAAGGACAAAACGCGTTAATGCATTGGCGATCGCAGACTTTCCAACACCTGATCCGCCATAAAGAAGTATTCCATAAGGTTTCTCACGGATACCTTCCTTCTTAGACAAAGTGCGGGATGTCTGAATTTCTCGCAAACGTGCAAGACGAGTAGAGTAATAAGCTCTTTCACTAATCTTGCAAGTGTTCAATAATGACAAAGTGGTCTCAATGCATTCATGAACACGACGATCATAAGTCTCTTCATCAATATCAGCCTTACGGCCTAAATCAATTCGAGGTTTTTGGGATGTGATAAAAGTAAATTCATTATCATAAGCACTCCTAGCTTCTGTCTGGAAAAACAAATCAATGTTTCCAGATTCAAAAACCAAAATGGCTTTAGAAAGAACTAACTTACCAAAGATTAGAATTTTCTCAACCAATTGCATAACAGTGACCTGTTGGCGTAATGGCT